ATATTATATGTAAATGGCAGATCTATATATTCGAGATGCGGCGCTTCAAAATTCAGTTTGCGTATCTGAAAAAAATTATTCGGATTTAATGCTTTAGACATTTGCTTCATAGTGTGCAGTAGTTCCAAAAGGTGCCTGGATATCTTTTTTTCTATTACTATGTATTACGAATACAGTATCACAATAGTCTGGATCGCCCCAACTACTCCAAGGATAACCATCTGTAAACATGATAAACTTTTTAGGAATAATATCATTTTCTTTCATATATGTCCAGTTCACATCAAAATCAGTACCTCCTCCACCAATAGGCTGATACTCACTAATGTCATCACCGTTGTCTGAAGCAAAATCTTGTTCGCCATAAACACTTGTGTCAAAACACCAAATCTTAATGTTATATTCTTTAAATTCGTCACATATGCCTTTAACTTCACTTAAGAAATCTCTAGGCATATCGCCACCAATTGAACCACTCATATCAAATGCAATACAAAGATCAATTTGTTCATCAAAGTTCATACCTGGAAGTATAACTCCAGTATGCCATCCTTTACGTGAAGGACGAGCAAAAGTGTAATCATTTCTAATAGTTGACTGAATCTGTTGACGAATAAGCTCACGCCAGTTCATCTTAGGTTCAGTTAACTCAGTAATCATACGTTGAACTTCTTTAGGAAGATTACCTGCACCGGCCGCTTGTGCCGCCTGCATCATACCTTCTTTTACACTGTCTCTAATTTTCTTTAGTTCTTCTTTCGAATACTTTGGTGCCTTTACACTCTTATTGCCGTTATCATTATTTGTATCTTTCTTAGGATCATTTTCATTAGGTGCTCCGCCAGCATCACTATCATTTAGATCAAGATGTTCATCTAAAAGTTCACCTAATGCTTGAAGTTCTTCATTGTCATACTTTTCAAAAATATCTTCATATACTTCTTCTGAAGTCCAACCGTCATATTTAAAGTCTTGAAAACAGTCTACTAGTTTAGGCTTAGTACCAATATTATCTCTTACAAGTGTATTATTTACAATATAGTCTTGTGCAATATTACTAACCATAGGATCTAAGTCACGACCTTGCCAAGCCCTACGTTCTAAGTGATCAAATACACAATGTAAAATTTCGTGTGCAATTACAAATTCAATTTCTTTATTATCCATTGAATTAAAAAACTGTGTGTTAAAATATAAATTTTTACCGTCAACTGCGGCAGTTGGGCACCAGTCATCTGCACTCTTAATACGTAGACGTGTTGCCATATTACCAAAGAAAGGATGTCTTAAAAGTAGACCAATTCGTGCTACAATAATACGATCAAGTACATCAACACGCATTTCTTCCAGTTCGTCTGGAGTAATGTCTGGATTTGGTGACCAATGTTTTTTACCTGCTACTGCACTCATGTTTCTCTCCTTGCTATGTTATTAATTATACGATCATTAACGCTAAATGTCAACCAAGATTGGTAAAGAGTAGGAGACTTAACTCCTACTCTTTTTTGGTTAAGCCTTTTGTGCGGCAGTAATATACTTGCCAAAACGTTCATGAAATTCGTCAAAACACTTAACTTCGTCTGGATCGATAGGTAATGAATATTGTGTGAGGGCTAATTTAATACCCATTACAACCAATTCAGTGTCGAAGTTATCCATAGCAAAACGTAAAAAGTTATTAACTTTGTCGTCAAACTTTTTATCGTTTTTGTCGCAGGCTTCTTTAAGCTCGTAGCAAAGAGACACTGTTAAGGAATACATCGCACTGATTTCCTTATTGTTGAGCTCCTTAACCTTACCTGCAAGAATGTCGGTAGGGTTAGGCATCTGCCCAGCAACTTTACGGTGTGCCATAAACTTCACTCCAAGGCCTTCACCAACTGAACCACTAACTAGGTCAGTAGTTGTATTTTCGTCATCGTCATCCTCAAGTAATTCTGATACAAACGACCATGAACGAGGTGTTGCAAAAGAACGACTTGGTGACTTAGGATCGAAATCATATAAATCTTTTTTACTAAAAGTAAGGTAACCTACAACATCTTTATGGATGTTATTTGCTACAGCCCATTGAAACCAATCATCAAAGTCCACAGCCATTTCTAAGTGAACAAAACGGTTAGCCAACGGTGCTGGCATACGATACGTAACGCCTTTGTCAGCATCACGGTTACCTGCGGCTACAATAAGAACATTGTCTGGTAATTTATAAGTACCAACCTTACGGTTAAGAATAAGTTGGTATGCGGCCGCTTGTACTGCTGGCGCCGCTGAATTCATTTCGTCTAAAAACAAAATAATCCATTTATGTTTCTTTGCCATTTCGGCAGTAGGTAGTTCTTGTGGTGGTGCCCAAGACATACAGTTGTCATTTGCACTGTAATAAGGAATACCTTTAATGTCTGTAGGTTCCCAAAGTGATAGTCGAACATCAATTGTATGTGCATCCATAGATGCTCCAATTTGATGTACAATGTCTGATTTGCCAATACCTGGGGGACCCCATATAAAAATTGGACGTTGCTTTTTAAAAGCTCGTGTAATTGATTTTTTAGCCCCATTAGGTGTGACAGTACGTGTTGCGATGTTTTCCATATTAGCCTCTCTAGAAGTTGTAGTGTCTGTACTCATTTAATATATACATAATACTATCATTAGGTCCAGAAGTCAACCACTAATCTACCAAAATATTAATTCTCGTGTCTTTTGAGTGCTTTATTTAATCCATATTTTCGTAAATCACCACTAAAAAGGTGTAATTCCATAGCCTTTTTTTCATCAGTTACAATGATACTATAAGATGAAAGATAATACGGACAATTAATAAATTTATCTAAGAATATTATTACTTGGGTTGTTAACTTAAAGTCTTTTGGAAAGGGGACTTCGTAGGTTTGTAAGTCAAGATTTTCAGTTAAATGTATATAGCCGTTATCAGTTAATCTTAGACCGCCTTCATTTTTTTCTCTAGTGTTTTGCCACCATAGAGGAAGGTATTCTTTTAAGGTTGCTTCTGTAACTGCAATATTAGAATTTTTTAAGAAGACCTTGGTAAGTGTTTCTTTCCAGCTCATTCGACTGTAAGTTCACCAGTGGTCAGTTTGTATACAGCAAAATCTTCAGTATTGAATAACTCATTCATTTTGGTTGCTAGATTATGTGCATGCCCCGGGTTTGAAAAAGATACTTTTTTGTACTTAGGGCCAGGATAATTAGTGATCATGTTTAACGACTTTAAATTGAAAGGTTTTCCTTTAAAGAAAACTGCCCAGATGGCTTCTGCTTCTAGTACCTGTTCAGACTTGTAGGTCTTTTTATCAATGTGTTCTAATATCACTGTAGGTTTTGGTCTACTCATATGCGTGTCCTTTAATATAAACTACGCATATATTTATCTCTTTTTTAGGTTATGTGACCAGTTATTTCCAACTTCCGCCAGCGTCCATCTTTATTGTAACAGTCTCTTCGCCTTTAGGTGCGTTTTCTTTTACAAATTTTTCTAGTTCGCCTGTTGTTCTTGACATTACTTCACCTAGTGTTAGTGCTAGTTTACGTGCAGTAACAATATCTAATTTAATTTCTTTTTGCTGTGATGCATCAGCACCTTTAACTTGATTAATAAACTGTTGTATAGGTGTAGTATTAATTGGTTCTATTGGCATTACTTAACTCCGTTCTCATTTGTAGATCGTTTTTAAATGGACCTTTAAAAGGATATTTTTCAATAGTAACACTCTTAGGACAAAAACTTCTTACCCAACCTTTGTCAAATTTAATAATGTAATATCCTGCCGCATATACGCTTTTACTTTTAGAACTTTTTGTAAACAATGGTAACCTACGTTGTACATCGTACATTGTATTATACGGAATAGTGCTTGTAGGAAATCCATATAGTTCTTTACTTATATGAGAATCACTATCACTAATAGTACCAGCACTCCAAGTAATTTTACCTAGTGCAGTATTCAAATCTTTTTCGTTTTCATAAAATGTTGTTCCTGTACTACAGGTATACATGTACTTTTTATCTTCGTCATTGCGATGTAACGTACCAATTTTTACGCCATCGTCCTCCATGATCCAAAACTTATTTTTTAGTACTGATTTTGCCTTTATCATATTGTTGCCTCTTCCTGGTCGGGGTATTTTGCGTTTAAGGGCTCTGCAAATTGTGCCGCTTGATCTGCTACACGTTGCATATCCCATTTAGCACAGAACTTCATAAGACGCATACCGACCTGTTGTACGTCTTTCGGAGTCATGTGATCTTCTATAACATTATTAATAATGCCTCGAATGTCTTCAGGTTGTGCAGATAAGTCACATAGCACAACATTACGTTGATAGTCATCTAATACACGGTGTTCAACACCGTCATGATCTACCCAACGTTGTAGCATCATGTTATTCCAGTTATAGCCTTTACTGTCTTTGTCTGCAAATGCTTCTGTTAAGCCTACCTTGTTCTTAGTACCTTTTGTACGTACACCTGGATAAGCACTAAACACATTGTCACTTGTGTCGCCACGCATACACTTTTCAAATAGTTGCCATTGCGGATTCGGAGCAGGCTTAGCCTCTTTAGTTTTCTTATCAATAATAGGCTGACGTTTCTTATCATCAAAGTAACCTTCATGTGTAATAATTGTATTGCTAACACCATTATATTGTTTTACATTAGGAGCAATAAGTTGTGCAAAGTCGCCATCAGTACTAATAATAACATGATTATCATTAGGATGTGCCTGTACCCAACCTGCAATAAGATCATCTGCTTCTAGTTGCGGATGTTGCATCATTGTACAATTAGTCTTTGTACCAATGAAGTCCTTAAATTCATCAAATATTTCCCAAAACACTTTGTCTTCTTCTGCTTGTGCAGGAGTAAGTGCATCGCGAGCAACTTGTCTATTACGCTTGTAAGGTTCGTAAAAGTCTTTGCGCCAACTACGTCCTTCTAAACAGAACACAACATGTGTAGCGTCAAAGTCATTCCATGCCTTTTTAACACTATTAAGTGTGATATGTAACGCCATTCCTACTTTAGTATCAACGTCACCACGTACTACGTGCCGAGCTCTAAAGAAAGTATTTGCTGTATCTACTAGTATATAAGTTGCCATTAGCTTACCTTTGTGTAATTTATAGTGTTATTATAGCACCAGATCTGGCTGTTGTCAACCATTAAGATACTTCGCTTTTATCTTTATCAAGCGGTTTAACGTTTATATAACCCATATCTCTATTTTTATCAGCACCTTGATCATCTAAAACTTGCATTGCTATTGTTCTAAACCAAGCATCAACAATCTGTTCATTAGATTCACCAGAATAACCAGCATCAAGAAGTTGTTCAATAAACTCATTATTCCAATCGAGCTCAAAGAAACCGTTCTTAATGTTATTGGGATTTACCTGTGTATCTAACACACCAACCCATGCTTCACCTTTTTTAGTTGCTTCTTCTTTTTCTTTTGCAAGAATTGCTCTGCGTTGATCTTGTGAAGTTTCACCTTTAGTAATTTTAGGTTTTATTCCTATAGCCTTTTTAATTTTATCCCAGTTGCTCATAATAGTCCTTTCTCTCTCAACTGTTCGTCGAGTGGTTTGTTAATTTTAGCCTTCATTGCCTTTTCGTGTTGTGCATTTTTATACTCTCGTAAGTTATCAAGTTCCCCAGGCATTTCCGAATAAGCTAATGTGGAGTCTAGGGGTAAATCGCCATCCTTCTGCCATACACGCTTCGGCAACGTCTTTAACGTTGAGAACATATTCTTCACTGCGTCCGCCCAACGGCATAAGATATACTGGACATTCCACCCCGGCACTTCTGTAAGTGTCCACAGCCTTTTTAACTTCATCAAAGTCGCTTTGAGTAGCGACAACAAACTTAAGATACATGTCGCTATCAGTAACAGACTGATACTCACTAGCCACATCAGGCTTAATAGCAGTATCCCAAGGTTCTCCGCTAACGCTAAGTTTTGGGGAACAACTCCAAGTGACTTGGATTCTGTCCTGATCGTTGAGATAGTTAAAGAGATCTTCGTGTAAATGTTGTGTAGTATTTGTTTCAAAAGTAATATTCCTCAAGTCTTTCATACGTGGATGTTCGAATAATTCTACGTACAGTCGTTGCCACGCCAACAACGGTTCGCCACCTGTCATAATCAAATGAACGTCTTGACCATTATCTTGTACCCATTTACCATTAGGTGTAAGAGATAGTAAATGCTCAACTACTTCGTCAACAGTTGCTTGCTTATTAAACTTTTTAAATTCAGGATAGATACTTGCATAAGTATCGCAACCTGTATGTATAATAGGTAAGTCGTTAAACTCTTTTGTAGTTTCGTGTACACCAGCATCAAGCAATCCTTGTACTTCAGCATTACGAATAATACCTGCTTTTTGTTTTTCGTCACGCATAGGTTCATTTTGTAAACCAAAGTTCATGCAACGAAAGTTACAACCAAATGTACGCAGGAATACACTAGGTACTCCTACAAACTTGCCTTCACCTTGTACACTGTAAAATGCTTCGCTGTATCTAAGTTTCTGCATGTTACACACCTGCCGCAAATTGTTGTTGTAGTTTAATATTATCCATAAACTCTTTCTTTGTACCTGCGTCATCGGCAAACGCTCCGTGTAGTACTGTTGTCTGTGTTAA